TTCGTCTGCGATCTTAAAGTATGCGACCCATTCATTATACTCCGTTAATGTGATTTTCTCAATCTCACTAATCGTGCGGCCTAATCTATCTGCTAACGCGATTAAATTAAACCTGAATGGGTCTTTCCTTAGTTTCCCTCGGCTTCCTCAATAGAGCCAGCAGACATCATAGGCGCACTGATCTTATAGATCACCTCATGGGGAATACGCTTTAGTTTAGGCTTATGCTCAATCGTATAAGCCTTCTCTCCATCTTCCTTTAGAGCCTTCAAGATAATCAGATCAATCAAAGCATCTATGTTAGCAGATGGAAAGTCAGAATGCTTCCTCTGGATCGTTGACATTTCGCCAGAAGTCATAGGGGTATAGTAAACACGCAGAGGCTTAGCCCCTGCGCGTAATGTTACTTCTATATGCCTTGTTTCGATATTCGACAAATAATCGTCTAAGGCATCAATAGGGTTGGACATGGGTTACACCGTTGTAGCTGTTAATGCCCCGCTACCTTGCACAGTTATTGACGCTTCCACAAGACCATCAAACGATGATGAGCGTGTAACGCCAGTAACAAGGGCTGTGCCAGTGTAATATGTATCACCAGAAGCATCGCCCTCTGGATAAACATTAAGCGTAACAGAAGCACCGATTGTCAAAGCACCTTGACCAGTTGTATCGGTTTCATCCCAGAAAACATCAACCGATCCGGTGAATGTTGTCAGAGATGATTTATATGTGCGAGCAGTGTCGCCCATAGTTGTATCTTCTAAGGTATCCGCTGTTTCCTCTAAGCTGAAAGAACGGATTTCTGCGATAGCGTTAGCACCGACCTTTACGGTTCCTTCGCTGCCTGTGTGTGTAGCCATTGGAGCCTCCTTATCTGGCCGTTTCTACGTCATCGATAGCTGTATCATACCTTACATCAAATGTCAGCTTTGCGGAACCTATTGGCTGATCCGCTTCGCCTGAAAAGTTAATGTCTGTACCGGATAACACAGCCGACTTTGCAAGACCATTGACCGTGAAGTCATTGGCTATTGCCTCTTCGATCTGAACAGCAATCGCGTCCACATCATTATCAAAATTAGTTGTTGCGCGTACATATGCGTCCACTTCAATAGAAACAACACGCGCAGATGTCTTTACGCCAATGGTTTGCAGCGCAGATGCCTCTGATCCTGCATAAACCGTAAGGGCTGGCAAATCAGCGTCAGTCAGAGAATAAACCCTAGTGCCATATACGCGGTTGCTAACCAGCGCGACATTAGTGGTAAGCACAGAAACTATGCGCTCTCTTATTTGCTGCCTAACGTGAGCCACTATGATTTCTCCAACTGCACAACAGTTACGCCAGTGCCATCATGTATCCACGCCCGCACATAATATGTCACCGCATTAATAACCATAGCTTGGTTATACGCTATGCTTGAGATGTCTGTTGTTCTGCATGTCAAACGCGGCTGCTCTTCGTGAACAGCAACATAACCGCCCGTATCAACAGGAATTGTCTCGTTGTCAAAGACGCCATTAATCGTGCCGCCATTATAAGTGACCGCAGTGGCAAATTCATCAACGTCAAATATGTCTGCTAAATCGTCAGCTAGTGGCAGCGCCATCTTCTTCAGCCTTCTCTTCTTTTACATACGGCTTCGCATATCCGCGATCAATTAGCTTCTGAGCGATACGGTCATCAACTGTATGACTTGCACCAGCCTTGCCTTTTTTCCCGCTCCAAGATGCGTCTTTAATCAGCGTAATCTTCATTTCTTCGCCCTTGTGGTTTTAGGCTTTGCTGCCCGATCAGTCGGAGCCGCAACCGGCTTAGGCGCAGGAGCATCACCAATTCGTCCATAACCTTTTAACGCAGCCGCTTCATCTGCTGGAAGCTCTACTATGTCGCCAGCATTTCTAGCCTGACCAGCCGCAACACAGGATTTTAGGATAATATATTTCATCTTTCGCCCCTTATTGGAAAGGAGGGCCAAGTGGCCCTCCCAAGTTAGCACTCTTATGCACCGTCATTGTTGAAGGCAAAGCTTACTGCGTGACGTACAGCTACGTCCACAGTTTGCAGTGCAACAATCCGTACTGTGCCTGAGCTAGACGCAGTGTATGGATCTACAACAATGTCCAAACCGCCATACATGCCGATCAGCAAATCAGCAAAGTTGCCGAAGTACAGATCACCAGCAGTAACTTGGTTTGATACGATTGCATTGTAGCCGTTCATTGATCCATCTGGAGCAACTACAAACTGGCCTGAACCAGCGTCTTTTGCAGTTGTTTTTAACGCACCGTACATGCTGGCTGGCAGAATGTAAGCCAAGTTGCCTGCAAGAGCGTTATCTTCTGCTACCGCAGTTTCCATCGCTACAACTTCAGCAAATGTTGGGTTAACCCCAGCAAAGTTGGTTGGTGTGTTGATGCCAGATGTGTTCTGAACACCAGTTGGCTGACCAGATGAGCCTGAACCAGCCAATGCACCCAAATCAATCGCCAAAGCGATAGAAGATGTCAGATCATTACGCACCAATGCTTCAACATCCAAGGATGATTGCTGCATCATAAGGCGTGTAATGTCTGTATGCGCACCCAATACTTTAGGTGACATAGTGACTTGACCAACAGTTGGCTCGCTTTCGCCAGATGCGCCACCCTCAGATGAAATCCAACCGGCAGATGATGCGGCTGTTTTCTTTGGGATCTTCACGTTGCCTGACAAGCCTGTCAGCATTGTTGCACCAGCTTGCATGACTGATGAAGCGTTCCGCAATACGTCGATGAAATCGCCGCCACGGAAATCGTCAGCAATAATGCCAGCATCGTCAGATGTGTTCATGTCGCGCACTTTCCAGCTACGCAATACATCTGCTGGGATCATAATGCCTTGTGCTTCAACACCCATCGCGTCTGACGCAGCAGCAGCAGCTTCTAATTCAAAAGCAGCAGCTTTTTGTGCAGAGCGATCAGTTGGGTTTGCATGGGCGCGGATAGCGCGAAGCAATGAGAACTGACGGGCCTCTTTCGGCGCAAGTCCGATTTCATTCGGCGTATCCAATGGTGCATTACCGATTACATCCAGCAATTCACCGCGAAATTCTTCTAGTGAACGGCCTTCTGATACGGCTTTGTCTGCCAAATCACGCTTGTTGTGCTTTGCAGCCAAGCGATACATTTCAGCAGTATCTTTTGCGGCAGCGCGAGTAGCTTCGGCCTTTACCGCATCGATGTCGATTTTATTTTCTTCCGACATGATAGTTTCCTCTCTTACAAGGGTTTCAGTGATAGGTTTTGCGGGTGGCTTCTCTGCTGCACGGCCTACCCCGACTGTCCGGTCTGCGGGTATGCTAACAACTGATACTTCCATTGGAAGCCAAGACTTCACGCGGTAGCTTTCCGCATCTTGACGCTCCATATCGTTGACATGATAGCCAACGCTGATGTTGCTTCTGATACCATCCACAACATCGTCGAAAACCTCTTTGGCAAGTCCATTCCTTCCGAAACGCACTGTCGCCCGCAATCTACGGGCCGATCCATCAAGGCTTACGTCCTCTACCACACCAATCTGCTGGCGTGGATCGTGATCCAAGAGAAGCGGCATACGTCCTGACTTAGCAAAGCTAAGATCAATGCTGCGCTCATCGTGATCTAATATTTCGTTGCCAAAGCTACGCTCTACTGGCTCTTCGCTGGATACAGCAATCCGAACAGTGCGCTTATCTTCGTCAACAACCTTACCGTCAAATGACATGCCGCGAGTTTCCATCTTCTCACGGTCAAGGCGCTCTTCATCATCATAATTCTGAATGCGCTCATCATCTTCCTGAGTAGTCTGCATTTCTTCTGGCTGATCGTCCTGATCCGGCTTGGCAAAAGTGACAGTGTAAGCATCATCTGTCTCTTCCACGTTTAATATATGACGCTCTTCCATTGTCTCTGATCCCTTCAGTTCAAGATCGATAATATCATCTTTTGCCATATCTGCGCTACCCCTTTCATCGTTAGCCATTGGATGACCCTTTGGCAGAAGGTCAGTATCATGCTTTCCGCTGCGGAATTTGCCATTGCGCAGAACGTATAAAAAGCTGTTTACGCGAGCATATGCCCACTGCTCAGGTGACTTCACGTTTGGTCTGACGCTTTGCGGATTAGTCTTATAAGCGCCAATGCCACGACGAAATACTGCACTTAATGTACGTGTGCTGGTGCGCTTAGATGCTACATCTCCAACTTTATCGTTGTGATCCTTGGCTTTCTTCGCCAATCCCACCTTTACAGCATCAGTCAATTCAGGTGCGCGATCTTCTTTATCTAAACGCTCTGCAATCTGTCTGCTCCATGAAAAGCCAGCATCACCGCCCCAAAGTGCCCACGCAATACGGCCATTTGATGGATAACCCTTTTCGCCTACGCGAAACCCCTCAGCCTTCTTATCTACCTCATGGCGGCTAAAGAAGCTAAACATGCGCTTCACTGTATCGTCAGACAAGTTCTTGCCGTTAGATATATCTCTAGCTCTGGCAATACCAACTTCAGTACCGCCA